GTTTTCTGAAGCCTGTCTTAATGTTTCATTTAAAACCGCTTGTGATTTTTCATAAGTAGTTAAATCTTGATAATTTTTACCTATTTGAGCACCATACTTACGAGCAGCAGTTTCCAGCCTTAGTGTAATACCAAGTTCGTCTAATAGTTCTGGTTCTGCTTTTGTTGTACCTTGAACGATACGATTGAATGTGTCTTCGAAGTTTCTACCAAGTGCAATAGCGGCATTTTTAGAAGCTTCTGCTACTTGAGTAATTTGGTCAGTAGTAAAACCTTTTGCAATCATGATTGCTGTAGATGCACCTGCTTTTTGTAAGTCAATCTGAGCACCAGTTGCTACTTTTAACTGTGCCGCAATCATATTCATGTTTACACCAGTTTGGTTAGCAAATGCTTCTTGTGATTGTTGTAAAGCTTTAAAGTCTGCAGCATTTTGCATAACTCTAAATGCAGCTCCAAGAGCAAAAAGGGTGGATGCTAGAACAGCATATGATTGGACAAGTCCGCCCGTCCCTTGTTGCATACGAGCAAAGGCTTTTGAACCAGATTCAACACGACCAGACATAGCCTGCATATTCCTACGAACATCTCCCGTAGATTTAGCTGTACCGTCTAATCCTTTCTGTGCTGCTTTTGCTTTTCGCGCTATACTTTTAAGACTTTCCCCATCAGTAACTTCGATGGTAATAGTTGCGCCTTTAATCTTTTTTGCCATTTACTTTACTTTCGCTTTACGCTTTTCAGCGTCCTGTCGAGCTTTTACTTTTACATTCATCATGTCTTGATGATAATGCTCAATGTGCTTTAAAAAATAGATACAAGTTTTTTTATCTTCTATCTCATGAACATCTAAAACTGTGCCCAATGCAGATAAATCTTTACCCATATAAAAACCTGACATTCCATCCCATCGGTCTGAAAGTAAGTTATGTATAAAAAACGCTTCTTGTACCTCTCTAGGGTATATATCCATAGTTGGAGGCATTTTTTCAGGGTCAGGCTCTTGATTTAGTTGCTCACAAACTGCGAGATACTTCTCTAAATCAATTCCTGTGTCCTTAAAGTGTCTTTTTATTAACGCAAGTATTTGTCTTACTTGCGTTGAGTAAAATTATCCAGATCTCCTACAGTATCGGTAACCCATTGGTCGAAGTCTGCTGCGTTTCTCATTAGAGTCTCCGCATTTTCTTGAGAATACTCAAGTTCTTCGTCTTTGGCCACTCCGCTTGTATCTACTAATAGAAGCTCTTCTAAGTAAGAATACTTTAGCCCTTTCCAATTTTTGATGATTGATTTGCAATATTCGTGTAAGAATGTTTCTTCATCGAGTTTTTCTTCAAATGCTCTAGTTTTCTTATTAAACGTATTTTTTAAGCATCTACTTCTGAGTTTTAGTAACTCTTCTCGACTAAGGTAAGTCAAATCTACAACAAATCCATCGAATCCTGGAAAGTCGATTGATACTGTCTTGCTTGGAGTTAATAAACTCTTCAGTGATACTGGTGTTTTTACTTCTTTTTCTGTCATAATATTCCTATAAAATGGGAGAGCCGAAGCCCTCCCGGTTTATGTTTTAATTAGCTTACGTAAGTAATGCCAACTTCATTTGTAGCTGAAGCGGCTGTACCTGATGATAAGTCTGTTGATAAGCCATGGAAGGCTACATCTACGGACACTACATCTTCGAAACTATGTGATGGTAATTCTAAATGTGCTTTCGCAACTTGAACATTTGCTCTTGGAGTATTACCACTACCTCCAATGCTGAATGTTAAATCAAATGCGTTTGTAATTACACCACGAGATTCTTGCAATCTCTCAAATAAGTCAAGCGAGCCATTTGCAGTATCGTTTAGATAACAAGTGAAGTTACCTGATACTGACCTTGTACCCATGACATGACCTAATGGTAAATTAACTGAACCTAATGTTTCTGGTGTTAAGTAAGTAAGATTATTTTCTATTGTAATATTACCTCCTGTTAATGTAACACCATATGTTACATCACTTCCGTCAACATTCAATGCGCCTAATGTACCTGTTGATTCTGATACATCAAAGCTGATTGCTAAGTCTGTTAATTTTTGTCTAATATAATTACTTGTTGAACTAATGCCTTCGTCAATTAAGCCTAAAGCAGTTGTTCCTGAGCTTTCTGTGTTAAGAGAAGCTACTTCTTCAACTGATTGACCATTTCCAGACCAAGCAATTTGTGCTAATCCTTCTATGTCAAAGTCAATTGAAGCTGAACCGACTGAACAGTTTGCTAATTTATAAACTGTTACGCCTTGTGTTCCTGTTGTATACAATGCTGTAGAAGTATCTTTCGATGCTCCTAGTACAAAGTATAAATCAAATACCCCTAGTGTTACTTGGTTAGAGTTTCCAAAATCAAAATGCTTCGGCGCATAAGTCGCTGCATTGTTTGCAAAATCTCCTGTTCCACTACTTCCAATTGCTCTATCGTACGTATTCGCCGACATAGCTGACCATAAAGGTCCTTCTATTGCAAAGGTGCCTCCATTACCAGCATGTTGACCCGAAGCGCCAGCATTGCCGCTTCCTGAAGTCGTAGGTCTCATGTAAGTAGTCATACTCCACTCTGCCGGTGCAAAAGAGTCAGTAAACATTGCTCTACCTCTTTTACTATACCCAGTTGAGTTAGCAGCCTCACTAAGAGTTACTTCTGATGTATTTGTGCCTTGGCTAAATGAAAATCCGTCTAATACAGGAATCTCGTATAGAGCTGTATTAGCTGTCGTATCATCATGTGTCCATTGCATAAACACTTTGGTATCTCTACTAAAGAAAAATGCCATTATTTTCTCCTATTTAATATCGAATCTCGCAAGTGATTTCACCCACTCCCAGAGGTTCGAGAACTCCTTCATCTGTGTCTACTGTAGCAATTGTAGTTTGCACCGTAGATTGAGATGTACCTGTCGAATCATAGTACGTGAGCGGATCATTATCCTCCAGTACTGTTTCAACATCTTCTAACAATTCTTCGAGTGCTTCAATGACATCATTGTCATCTGAAACGTAACATCGAACCGTTATTCTTAAAAATCTAAATCGAAAGCCACCGCCATCGTATTCTCTTGTTTCAGTTCCTGCTCCAATATGGATGGCAGGGAACTCTGTGACTTCGTCCCAAAACTTGAGTCTTCTTTCTACACTTTGTACTGCACTTCTAAAAGGTGGAGTACCATTTATGTTCTCAAATTGTTGTGCGAGTGCTTCAACTATTGCTCGGCGTCGCGTGGTATGTTTCCTTGCTAGTCCTTCTTCCATTAGTTTACTGTTACTCCGAATCTTGCTCCAACTATTCCAGTCGCTATTTCTCTGACTGACCTTTTAATTAACGCTTCAGGGTTTCTTTGAGGAGTATACTTTTTACCCCCTGGTGCGAATGTTGAGTATGGGTCAGTCATATAGTTTGCCTCAATCATTGTGCTTCCGCCCCTTGGCCCTTGTGTTACATTATCAACTCTTACTGAGTTTGCAAATCTACCTGTTCTAAATTGTAGTGCAGGTGCTATCATATTTTTTGCAACTGTCTGTGGTAAAAGCTCGTTTAATAGATTTTTTAAAGCTAAAGGATTTTGCGATGTCCTCATAGCTTGGCTACCTCTTTTGCTTGCTATTGCAGCTCCTGTTGCAGCTAAAGCTCTACTTTTGTATCCTCTGCTTTTTGCACTAGATTTTGTTCTGCTTCTTCCACTTTTATTTGCTCTTTTACCTTCTGCCAGTAATAATTTATTTACTTTGTACCTCATATCAGGATTACTTTTATGAGGGAACATATTTTGTATAATCTGTTTTGGAGCAAGTTTAATAATAGCCTCCACTGGATTTGGTGAAGAACTAAATAAATTAAGTGCTGTATCTTCGTTTCTAGATGCTCCACTTTCTACAGCATTTTTAATAAAAGTAGCTTGGTCTTTTAATAATAGCTCTATTTGCCTTTTTATCTCTTTATCTAATTTTCCAGGATTATCTCTATCTTCTACTGGTACAATTTCTCCTTGCATTATCAGAGTGTCTCTTAAACCGTTATCTCTTCTATGCTGGCTAAGTACTGTACTAACTCCGAAGATTTTATCTAGTCCAAAAGTAACCACTTTATCAACTGAAGCTAAAAGTCTTTTATCTTTAGTTATCTTTTCAGCAGCTGTTCCTCTTAAGTATTTGTCAACTTCCATGAAAGATACTTGCTCAGCGTTTGTACCTTGTGCTCCACCAAACGCTTCTTTTCTATTAAATAAGTCTGATCCAGGTGCAGTTTGTTTAAATTGACTCTCTCTTTGTGCACCATGCTCATATTCTAGATTTGAGCTTTCTAATCCATTTATTTTTAAGAAGTCTTTAATTCCATCTTTTACAACTTGTTGAAAAAGCTGTTCTATATTACCAACTCTTGGAGTTCCTTTCTGTGTAAAACCTCTTATATAGCTAATTGCAATTAAACTTTTATTGCCTTTACTTCTATGTGTATCTGCTAGTTTCCAAGCAACATTCTTTTTAGAAGCAGCTGTAACATAGTCAAATAAATGTTTACGAAGTTTAGCAAAGTCAGTATCAACTACTGGTACTGCTGTAATAGCAATTTTTCCAAACTTTTTATTAAGTATTTGTTGTAATTTTGCATCAAACTGTTTCTTTACAATTCTAACTTCTCCACGATTGAAATAGTTTCCACCTTGTGAAGCTGTCTTACCATCTCTAGCCCAACTCTTATTTATTTCTTCAGCTAATCTTTTTCTAAGTCTTGCAGACATTAAATAACAACTCTATACAAATCAAGTACTCTTTTTATATGGTCTGGAAAATCAGAATTATCTCTGATACCAGAAGTTCCTTGATTCTGAACTTGGGCGCCACCTAAAGTTCTTCTTTCTTTATGTTCGTCTTTCATGTAATAATTTACTAAATCGAACAAGGCAAGTTGTAAATCTTTTGGAGTACTTGAATATCCAGCAGTGTATGTAATTTTGACTGCT